AATATTGGGATACTATAAATAAGTTCTTAAGATTTTATTTATCTGTAGCAGTATTTGTTTTAATGGTAATTACATCAGGAGGTATATATGGATTCTTATCTGGAGCCTATCAAGAGACAGCAACCAAATCAGAATTTTTAGATAAATCATTATTAGTGTTACAAACTAAACAAAATAGATTTGAAGAAAATAAAACAGATTTAACATTAGAAAAATCACAATTGAATACAACTATTTCTGATTTAAGGACGTCATTATCAAATCCAGCTCAGGTATCATATTATTCAGAAGATGCCGGCCAAGTAATTACAACTACTTCTAGTTCAACAAGAAAGGCTTTACAATTAGAATTAGATGCAACAATTGAAGATAGAAATAATATAAATCTAAAGTTAGAAGCGGTCCAAGATTCTATTATGAGACTTGATACTGAATTATTAGAACTTGAAATTGGTAATGAAGAACAGAGAGAACTAGGACCACTCAAATACTTATCAGAAACAACTGGTAAAGATATGGGACAAGTAGTTAATTGGTTCTTATTATTAATTATATTTGTGTTTGATCCATTAGCAATTGCAATGGTAGTAGCAGCAAATTTTGCATTTGCTCAAATTAAACCGAAAACAGTTACTAGAGAAGAAGTGATGGAAGAACTAGATATTCCGGATGAAGTTCCTGATATGAGAGAACCATTAGATCAAGAAGAAATGATTAAGAAGAATGAAGAAATATTAGCTACACCAAAAGAAGATATATATAAAGAAAAAAAGCAAGATGATTCACGTCCAAATGGATATTGGACATAACTAAATTAATTACATTATGGCAAAAAAAGTTACACATAAATTCAAAACAAGAAAACGAGATAATAAGACATATATGCTATGTCGAAATAGTATTCCAGATCAAAAATATTGGGCTTGGCAATTTTTAGGTGATAAGCCTAGATGTAATGAATGGTCTGAGATAGGAAATGGAGCTACTGCAGTATTATGTTACAAATGTGTATCACAAACAGTAGCGCCACCAGAAATAAAAGGTGGTTATGTTTCAAAAGGAAGGCCTCGAGGCTGGCAGTTTATGAAAGAGTTTGTTGATCCACAAGGCAATGTATTTCATAAAGGTAAAGAACAACCTAAATTAAAAGGAACATTAGAACCTACTAAAATTGACAGAACACCTAAAAAGAAACTTTCCAAACAAGAAAAACAAGATCTAAAAGACCAGATTATACAACAAATGGCAATGGTTAGAGGTCAATTAAAGAATGCTAGATGGAAGAAAGATATAAAATCGGGCACATCACAATTAAAGAAATTAGAACGACAATTAAAAAAGATACGTTAATCTTTTGACTTACGAATTATTTTTATTATATTAAAATAAATTAGAAAGAAAAAGATGAGTATATACGAAGAACAGCAGCCTAAAGAACCTTTGAAAGTAGATCAGCCAGAAGGTAAATTATACGAAGCATTACATAATCAATTAGGAACATTATTAGATTATGAAGATTCTGTTATTTTTATTAATGATGAAATAAATGATCATACATTGACAGATTTTATTATTCGTATGAGAAGTTTATTACAACATAGAAAAAATAAAACAGCTCCAGTCAACTTAATGATTAATTCACCAGGCGGTGATATATATGAAATGTTCGGAATAATTGATTATATTGAAACATTGGATGTTAAAGTAAATACAATTTGTAGAGGAAGAGCATTTAGTGCAGCCGCGGTAATCTTAACATGTGGTACTGGTACAAGAATGATGAGTAAACGGTCGACGGTAATGTTTCATCAATCATCAAGCTTTTTAGGTGGTAAAATGTCTGACATAACTGCATATTTAGATAATGTTAAAAATTTAGAAACAGTTATTTATGGCATGTTAGCAGAAAGAACAAAGAAAGATGCGGAATGGTGGAAGAACAAAATGAGATCAGATATGTTTTTAACAGCAGAAGAATTAATAGAAATCGGAGTAATAGATCAAGTTATATAAATTATGAAATTAACAGCAGAACAGATAGTACAAAATTGGGAAGACCTGATGAACATTATAGATAATAATTTCACAGGCGAAAGAAAAGATAAACTAAAAGCAATGTATACAGATTTAGAAGATAGAATGTCTGTACAGCCTGCATCTAGTTTTGATCATTATCATAATGCATTCGAAGGTGGATATGTAGACCATGTTTTAAGAGTTATTAAATGTGCTCAAAAGGTTCATTCATTATGGACTGAAATGGGAGCGGATATGTCCGGTTATACAAAAGAAGAATTGTTATTTGTAGCATTGAATCATGATATAGGTAAAATGGGATTTCCGGGAGAAGGTAATGAAGTGTATATTCCTAACGATTCTGAGTGGCATAGAAAGAATCAAGGAAAGATGTATAAGATTAATCCTAACAACCCTTTTAGCCTCGTAAATGACCTATCTATATGGTTATTGCAACATTATAACATTAGCATCACTTGGAACGAAATGTTAGGAATTAAATTAACAGATGGGTTATATGATGAGAGCAATAAACCATATTTCATGTCAAGAACAGCTGATTCAAAATTAAAAACTAATTTAGGATATGTAATGCATCAAGCAGATGCAATGGCAGCTAGAATTGAATTTGAAATGTGGTATAAAGGTAAACCGGCACAATCAGCACCTATTAAAAAACAACATGCAAAAAAAGGATTATCAAATCCAAATGTAAATGCACAAGAAATGTTTAAAGATTTATTCGGAGATAAATAATGATAACAACAATAATAATTTTATCGATACTATTAATAATATCGATTTTTGTAAATATTAACCAGTTACGTAAACAAGAATCTCAATCTGAGTATATTGAAGATTTAGAAAATTCAAATACTGAATATTATAATTTCTTTCAGAAGTTAAAAACTCAGATTGGAACATCTAATTCTAAACTTAAACAAATTGATAGATTAGGATCATTTGAAGCAGATGATGAAACAGGATTTGCCTTTAAGGAGCTTAAAGACATTTACGATGACTTAAATAGAGGCTTTTAATGACAGAACAAGAAGAAGTAGAAATTACATTTCCGGAAGGAGAATCTCCAGTAGATAAATTTTATAAATGGCATGCTGCTGAAATGAAGGATCTTGAAGAAAACGGTCCTAAAAAAAGAAGAGGCAGAAAGCCAAGTAAAAAACAATACTTTACATATATTACAGATCAAGCAATTATTGCATATAATTTTGAACCTAGTTGGTCTAAAAGAAATAGAGTATTCAAAGAATTCATTAACTATCCATTTAATAAATTAGTTGAAAATATTTATCATACTTTTCGATTCTCATATTTCGATGTGCCATATGAAGATGTAAAAGCAGAAGTAGTTGCATTTCTAACAGAAAAAATAGGAAAGTTCAAAGAAGGGAAAGGAAAGGCATTTTCATATTTTTCAATTGTTGCTAAAAATTATCTTATTATACAAAATAATGCAAATTATGCAAAACGTAAGCAGAGGACAGAATTAAATGTTGTTGACGATACTAGAAATTTAGCTGGTGAAGCTGCTCTATCCGATCATCAAGAAGCTCTTAAAGATTTTACTAATCAATGGTGTGATTGGTATGATGAGAATCTTAATAAAGTATTTTCAAATAAAAGAGATATTATAGTAGCAGATACTATTATTGAATTATTTCGAATGAGAGATAATATAGAAAACTTTAATAAAAAAGCTCTTTACATTCTAATTAGAGAAAGAACCGGACTTAAGACACAAAATATTACTAAGGTTATAAATGTGATGAAAAGAGATTATGCTAAGATGTGGACTATTTATAATAAAAGTGGTCACATAATAGGTAATGCATAATCTTAACGTCCTTATATTTATATAAAAGGACTTATATGAGTAACGAATACGAACTATTTAACGGAACCAAATTTTCAGATTTGATGCGTGATATATATCATAATTCAAAAAAGAAATCTAGACAAATTGATGGATTGATAAAAGAATTACAGCCATTAATTAAAAACACTGGCGATGCTACTGTTATAGTTCCTATGATCAAAGATTATTTAGAAGTGTCTGTTAAAAATGATGATGCATTAGTTAAATTAGCAGCAGTTGTACAAAGATTAGTTTCAGCAACTAGTAAAGATGATGATGGCAATGAATTTGGTTTATCAGAAGAAGAAAGAGCTAGACTTATAGAAGAGGCAGAGTCAGAAATTAAAAAATTAAAACCAAACGATTCAACGGAGATACCAGATGTCAGTAGAGACAGCGGAAGTAGTAGCGATAGACAAAGCATTTAAGCCATCACGAAGTAAATTTGGCATTCCACTAAATTTAGGTGCTATAAAAATAAGATTATCTAAAAATACAGGAGGGTCTCCTCGTATCGAACGATTTGCATATCCTATGTTTAATTTTCAGCAAGTTCCATTAATAGGCGAACATATAGCTGTCATTAAAGGTCCTTCGAGTATGACTAACCCCGGTACAATGTCAACTAGTTATTTTTATTTAGGACCTATATCTGTACATGGTAATAATCATCTTAACCCAATGCCAGGAGCATTTGATGTTAATAAACAAGGTGGAGGTGGATTAGGAGTTGCTGGAGCAGTGGGTGCAGCAGCAGCTGCTAAATTTAGATATAAGCCGGGCGCAAATTTTAAGGAAAAGAAAGATGTTCTTAAACTTCAGCCATATGAAGGCGATATTATAATAGAAGGACGTAATAGACAATCTATTAGATTAGGTTCATCAATGTTAGGTAATACTTTTCAATATGCCAAACAACCATTTTATAAAGGAGCGCAAAATTCTCCAATTACAATTATTTCAAATGGCCATAAAAAACAATCCGGGCCGGCTGCTGTAGCTAAAGTTGGCTTAGGTCGACTTAAAAAATCATTTTCGACTCCTACATACGGATTAGAAGATCCAGATGATACAGATTCAATTTTAATAATGTCATCAGATCATAAAATTTCAATGAAGTTAGCTAAGACATCTAAAAAATATGGCGAAGGAGTAGAAAAATTATCTGTATATCTTAAACCACAAATAATTGGGTCAGCTGATAGAATAATATTAAATGCTAAGAAAGATGAAATTTTATTAATTGCTAAAAAAGATGTTAAAGTTGTAACAAAAGGTTGGCATACTGATATGGATAAGTTTTTTGATACAATGTTAGATTTTATGGAAGAAGTAATTAAACAAAATACAGAATTAGAAAAACTTCATAAAGAATTAGGAAAGGTAGCTCAGAACAATGCAACACAGATTCACCCAACCGGTGTAGGACCATCTGGACCACCTACTAATGCAGGTTCATTTGTTAGTTCTAAAGCAAAAGCAACTACCGGAGCATCAAAGACCAAAACAATTCGTAATGCCATTACCAAATTAAAAAATACAATCAAAAAAATGAAAGGATAATATGGCAGCAATTTGGCCCGCATTTCAATCACAGTTGATAACATATCTAACTAATAAAAAAGCTAAAGATGAAGATGAAACAGCTAAAAAGATTGGAACATTATATAATCAAGCAGTTAAAACAGCCATGCCATTATTAGTACCAGGTGCAATGCCTATAGGAGGATCTGCAGCTGTAGTTACTAATGGATTTAAAGCATCTTT